AAAAAGAGAAGAAAGGCAGGAGAGAGAGGGAGCGCGGGGGGAGGGTGTGTGGTGGTTTTTTTGTGACAAACTCGCAAAAATAACACGCTCTTTTCTGAACAGGAATTGTTCGGAAAGGAGCTTTTATTATGAAAAGCAATATCAGAGCTGTTTTAACTGACAGCGTACTGCCAGATGCAATGAAAATGTCATTTGTTATGTCTGTTGCGAGGTGGTATTATGTCAATGGATGAAAGAACGCTGAAGGAACAAGATACGGAGCTTATGAAAAACGAGATTAACGGATTGAATGAGGTCTATCGTGAAATAGCAAATGAAATCGGAATTGAAAATGCCAGAATAATTCATAAAATGTTTCACGGAACTCAGATTTCGTTCCCCGGCCGCCTGTATTCAAAGGAATACACGCACAGGGCAATTATCAGGGAATATAACGGCAAGAATATTCTTGAACTCGCTAAGAAATATGACTACTCCGAGCGTTCAATATGGCGGATCATCAAAACAAGTAATACGAAATGAGAGGTATTTATGAAAGTCACAGTAAAAAAATCAAGAACACGCTTCATAGCGATAGCGGCGGCACTTATATGCACATTATCACTCACAGCGTGCAACAGCAACGGCACATCTTCTCAGACGGAAAGCAGTAACACCGTGAATAGCTCGGTATCTGCCGACAGCAGTACCGACAGCAGCGGCAGTAACAACAGTTATGAAGCGTGGTCGGATGAAATAGTGCTGAGCAATATTATCCCCGAGGTAAAGGGAACGGTAGATCATACATACGAGAATACCGAAGAAGAATTATGGATAAAATTTTCATCGGTAGACGATAATCAGTTCAAAGATTATATCACAGCCTGCAAGGACAGAGGCTTTACGGTAGAAGAAGAATCAGATTCATATAAATTTGAAGCATTCAACGGTGACGGCTATAAATTGGAGTTAACACATTTCAGCGGCGGCGACAGTCTGAGTGTTGAACTTGAAGCGCCTATGGAAATGGATGAAATCATTTTTCCTATTGGTCAGGCCGGAAAACTCGTTCCGAAGCCGAAATCGACATTCGGTAAAATCAATTTTGAATATGATAACAACTTCTGCTTGTATATGGGCAAAACGCCCAAAGCGGATTATAATGCGTATGTATCGGCTTGTATAGACAAGGGATTTACTGTTGATTACAGCAAATCCGATACCCACTTCTACGCTTATAACAGTGATGGGTGGCATTTGGATCTGTCGTACGAAGGAAATAACGTAATGTTTATAAGGGTTGATCCTCCCCGAAAATCCGATGACGATGATCAGTCATCGGATGCGTCAAAGCCCGAAACAACTAATGCCCCCGAAACAAGCAAGCCGGCAGAAGCCAATGCAAGTGGTCTGAGAAGTGATTTCAAAGAGGCTATGGACAACTATGAGAGCTTTATGAACGATTACGTTGACTTTATGAAGAAGTATAAGGCAAACCCGACCGATCTCAGCCTTATCACAGATTATGCGACATATATCAGCAAATATAACGAGCTTTCACAGAGCTTTGAAAAGTGGAACAGCTCGGATATGAACGATGCCGAAAAAGCCTACTACATCGAAGTGCAGACAAGAGTAAACAACAAGCTGCTTGAAGCGGCACAGTAAAACATCAAACCCCCCCCCCCGGCGCCCGCCCCCCGCCGTGGTTCGCCCCGCCGGGGGGGAAGGGCTTTTCTTTATGCAAAACTAAAAATAAACTTAAAATTTACCCGATGTGAACAAATCTTTGTTGAGTTTTGATATATACAAATTTCTCTTTCGGGTATAGAATATAAAGGTTGCTGTTTGTCCGCAGGACAAATGAACAGAAAGAGGGAGAGAAATGATAAAGCGTTATTTCAAACGTTTAAAGGCAGAATTCAAAGGCTATAATGCAGGAAAATTCGGAAAAGATGTGCTTGCCGGTATCACAGTAGCGGCTGTGGCACTTCCGCTTGCGCTTGCATTCGGTATATCGAGCGGTGCGACTGCCGCCGCAGGACTTATCACGGCACTTATCGCAGGCGTTGTAATAGGACTGCTTTCGGGTGCGTCATACCAGATTTCAGGACCTACGGGCGCTATGGCGGCTATCCTTTGCTCGCTTGTGGCTACATATCAGATACAGGGTGTGTTCATCGCCTGCTTTATGTCGGGTGCTATACTTCTGCTGTGCGGAATATTCAAGCTCGGCGGACTGGTACAGTTTATACCCACACCTGTTATCACAGGCTTTACATCGGGTATAGCAATAATCATTGCATTCGGTCAGATAAATAACCTTACGGGACTTAAATGCGAGGGTGCTTCTACTATAGATAAGATAGTAAGCTACTTCAACACGCCTCAGACACTGAATTTTGAGGCAATAGCAATCGGCGTATGCGTTATAGTGTTTATGCTTATTTATCCCAAAAAGCTCAATGCTATCATCCCGTCGTCGCTTATGTCTATTATAATAGCAACGGCGCTGAACTTCATATTCAATTTCAATGTCGGCATTGTAGGCGAGATACCGCAGACGCTTCTGCTTAACGACAGGCTTGATATTACGGCGATAGATTTTGACACGGTAAAGAATCTTATATTCCCTGCAATCAGTATTGCGGCACTCGGACTTATCGAGAGCCTTTTGTGCGGTGCGAGCGCTGGCAGAATGAAGAATGAGAAGCTCGACAGCGATCAGGAGCTTGTAGCACAGGGCATAGGCAATATGCTGATACCCTTTTTCGGCGGTGTGCCTGCGACAGCGGCAATCGCAAGAACGAGCGTTGCCATAAAGAGCGGCGCACAGACAAGAATAGCCGGTGTAATACATTCACTGGTGCTTTTAGCGTCAATGTTCCTGCTCGGCGGCGTAATGTCAAAGATACCTATGGCGGCGCTTGCAGGCGTACTTATCGTAACTGCGTGGAGAATGAACGAGTTTGCGGTAATAAAGGACATTTTCGGCAGAAAGATAAAGACCGCAATGTTCCAGTATCTTATCACAATGGCGGCAACGGTTATATTCGACCTCACTGTCGCAATTATAATCGGTATACTTTTCTCGGTCATCATGTTCGTGCTTAAGGTTTCGGATATGACGGTTAATGTTGCGGATGTTGACCCTGCTAAGATAGATATAGCCGACAAGGACGGAAAGCTTGGCGGCACAAAGGTCGTATATGTCACAGGTCCGCTTTATTTCGGAACATCAAACAAGCTGTCAGAGAAGCTGTCACATCTTGAGGTCGATGACGGCGGAAAGCTGATATTCTCAATGCGTGGCGTGCCTATAGCGGATATTTCCGGTGTACAGGCTATGAAGGAGCTTTGCGACAGCCTTTCCGCAAGGAAGATAGAAATATACTTCTCGTGCGTACAGCCTGCCGTTGACGAAATGTTCCACCGCTGCGGCCTTATAGAAACCTACGGCGAGGAGCGTTTCTTCTGGAGTACCGACAAGGCGATGAAATTCATTGCAGGCGAAACCGAAAACGTCTGCCCCCTCTGCTCCGCAAACACATCAAATACAGCCGTAACCGCAGAAACGGCAAGCGTATAAATCTAAAACAAAAATCAGCCCGCAGGAAGATAAAACTCCTGCGGGCTGTTGCTGTATGCTAATCGTCTTTGTCAAAGCCCTGTGACATTACAATATAGCTGATAAATACTAAACCGAATATAGAAAGTGCTATCAGAAGTTGATCTTTGATATTGCAGATTATCAGAATAAAACCGACAATAAGAATAATCAATCCTAAAACAAGCCAGAAGGTTGTTATTGCATTCTTGCGGGCACTGTTAGTGTCCTGATAGATGTCATAGCGACGATGAATTCTCCTGTTGCGATTTCTTACAGAGGGCATTTCATCCTCCTCGTTCATCATATCTTCAAAAAGCTCGAAGGTGAAAAAATCATCAAAGGCATCGTGCTTACCGTTTCCGTTCCAGTCAAACATAATATCGCTCCTTTCACAAGGACTTTGTTTATGTTGTTATTGTAGCATAGACAGTGTACAATAAAAAGGACAAATATCTTAAAATTAGAATAACGCTGTGTATTTGTTGCTGACAATTTCAAATAAAACGAGTATAATATTAATGATATTTTTGTAAGGGTGGCGTTGCTGACGTTGCCCTTATTTTATTAAGTAAATTTATAATTTTGTGCGTTCTCCTCGCAAGGCTGACAGCAAAAAACAAGCACCGCAATCAAATAGGCTTACTGTGACTTTCAGTATGTTAAATTTATTCAATACGGCAAATAGGACGAATCATCTCCCATAGCATCAAAGTGTCGCCTGTAACGGCGAGGGATAGTGAGGTCTGAGAAATATCCTATATCAGACAGAACGTGCGAAATAGCCGTAAATCCATCGTTATAGAAGCGTGTTATACGTTTCTTCCTGTCGGTAATTCCGCAGTAGTCATGCGGGCATACGAATGTCCATTCGGCAGAGCGGTCGTCAACTATTACTCTGAAATATTTATCAATGTCATTCTGGCTTATGCCGAAGTTTGCAAGCAGTATATGATGCTCAAAGCTGTCGTCAAGCCGTGACATAAGTACAGTTTCACCGTCAAAGGATATTGCAAATATCAACGGTTCTTTTTTAGCAATATATTCATTTACCGTTTTTTCGTCCGGGTATTTACGATATGTCATAAATTCACCTGATTTCCGTATTTAAAAGCTGATTCCGAATCTTATATATTAATTATAGCATTTCCGTCAGAAAATTGCAAATCCTGCCTTGGTGCGTTCTCCTCGCAAGGCTGACAGCAAAAAAACAAGCACCGCAATCAAATACGGTTTACTGTGGTGCAAAGCCGGTGACCGCAAAAAAGTTGTCAGCGATGGCAAGGCTGACGAGTGCAGTACAAGCGAGCAGCCTTGCCGAGCGTTACTTTTTTGCGAAAAGGAGGAACAGTGGAGCGGGTGACTGATTTTTTATAGCATAAAAAATCGGAACAAGCGTAACTCGTTCCGACGTGGCACGCCTGATGCGATTCGAGACGCACCTGTGCGTTCTCCTCGCAAGGCTGACAACAAAAAACAAGCACCGCAATCAAATACGGTTGATTGCGATGCAGTTTTTTGGCACGCCTGATGCGATTCGAACGCACGACACATAGCGTCGGAGGCTTAGGCTCTATAGTCTGTAGATTGGCTATACAACTGGCTTTATAAGCTGTTTGACTTGCAATTTGACTAGTGTTTGACTAGTGTTTTTATATGCTCTTACGTTGCTTGTCGCAATTTTGCATTCAAATGTTCGTTAAATTTATCGATATTTTTTGCCTTGTAAGTCTTGTCTAAGTGCGTGTAAATTTTGAGGGTTGTGGATATATCCTTGTGGCCTGCCTGCTCTTTTGCTGTCATAATATCCACACCTGCAAGATACATCAAGGTTATAAATGTATGCCGTAAGCAGTGGGCTGTGAAAGGTTCAATCACGAACGGAACACCACCGGGCTGAAAACGGCTTGTCGGTTTGTCGCATAATGTGTTATCAAAATTGCCGTGCTCATAGTTCAGGACGGACATATAACTTTCCCACATTCTGCGCCAGGACGTGTTGCTGTGCATCTTGTCATTTGCAGTCCGGCATACGAGAAAGCCGTCATGCTCCGCACCTTTCAGATAGTCAACGAGCACATCGGGAATATAGACAATTCGTTTTGAGCTTTCGGACTTGCCGTAGTTTTTGACTTTAGCCTGATTGCCTGAGAACTCTACAAATCGTGCTATCTTGATAGTTTTACTGCTTAGGTCAATATCATTCCATTGAAGCGGTATGAGCTCGCTCTTTCGCAACCCGGCATACATCATGATCATTGCGGCAGTCTGGGCTCTGTGGGGCGTAGTTCTTATCCACTCCTGCTCTTCATCGGTCAGAGCACGGCGCTCCTCCGCAGGCTTTACCTTTGCAGGAAGTTTTACATTCCGGAAAACGTTATAGTCTGTGGCTCGGTTCTCAATAGCCAGGTCAATGACACTTACCGATATTTCATACACCGCTTTAATTGTTCTCTTGGAATAGTCCTCCTGAGCCATGTCTATGAGAATATCACGCAAATCCGATGAGGACAGTTTTGCTATCGGAAGATTATACAACGGTTCAAGGTGCTTGTAGTAGCTCTGCGTATTCTTATACCACTGTTCCGAAACGTCGGGTTGCTTGTATTTTATCCACTTTTTGCCCCAGTAGTCGAAGGTTTCACGGCAAGCATCAAGATCTATACCTTTACCAAGCTTGATTTTAAGCGAGTTGGACTTTTCTTCGACTTCTTTCTTTGTGTTTCCGTAAACAACACGGTATTTCTGCTTGCCGTTGTTATCGGTACCGATATAAACCGATTGCTGATAACGGCCGTCCGCACGTTTTTTCATATTTACACCTCCTATAATATTTCCCCGCTTGTTACGGCGGGGAAATATTCATATATTTGCGTTTTTACCGTAGAATATCTTGCCGCTTTCTAAGTTCTTTTTGTAATAGCAGGATTTAGAACGGATTATATCCGGGTGCAAGCACTTTTTAGCATCTGAACACTTCAAATATAATCCGCAACACCCAAAATGATCTGTTGGCTCAAATATTCTGACATTCTCATCAGTAATAAGTTCAGCAGCTTTTACAGCTTCGTTTTGTGTGTGGAATGTACATTGTATGAAATTCTGAGGGCTTTTCAGCAATTTTGTACCTGCAGGAGATATTTCAAGCGTATCATAAACTCTTTTATTGCAAGAAATTACCGTGAATTTTGTATTCACTTTGAAGAAAAGACATTTTTCAAAATAGATCGAATACCCGGTAAGTTTGTCTTTGCTTTTGTTTTCCTGTATGCTGAAAAGCCCGTTTGAACATTTCCATTTTGCTGAAACTGTGACTATTATGTTTTCTAAAGTAGTTTTACAATCTAAATCTTCGGGTTCATTTTCAAATAATGCTACCTGCTCTATCATAACTGCACATCCTTTTCTTTTAGTATCATAATCGGATAGCCTTTGCTTCTGAGTTCAATTGCTTTCTTCGCCTTAGTGCCATAAGTTCCGCAAGCCCAGCTGTCAGAACCTTTTTCGCCTATAAGAAGAATGTCGGTTTTTCTTGTAACGTTACTAACTACCGTAGCACCTATTTCAGACAATCTTTCTTGTACTTCTTGCTTACTCCCATAATCAAAATCACCGGTCAGACAGATAGACTTGTTGCTAAGCTCTATATCAACGGCTCCTATTTCTGCATTAAGCGGATTGATTTGTGCTTTAAAAAATTCGAGGAGATAATCGAGCTCGGATTGCTCTATTATTCCGTCCTCAATCACTTTCCAGATTGCGTTATTTATAATGTCGTATGGGTAATTACCTGCGAGCTGTTCGTTATTGTTCATCCATTCTTCAAGTCTTAACAGTTCTTCTTGTGTTAGAATGTCATCGCAGGTTATGCCTATCAATATGCCGTGCAAAGTTTGTAACCCTTTTGTAATAGGATTCAGCACTCTTTGTTTCGGCGGCTTTATTTCAAGTACAAGAGCGGAATGATTTTTCAATGCTGTCATTAAGCTGTGAGTATGGTAGCAGTCTGCAAGAGCTCTGTGATGTATACCGCTATCTTTTATTCCGAGCTGTATTATCATATCTTCGAGCTTGTGGCTGACATCGGGGTATTCTTGCTTGCATGCAGCCAAAGTATCGTATGTATCATTTTTAAAATCAAGCCCATAAGCAACGCATTTTTTACTGATGAAATTAGCGTCAAATGCAATGTTATGTCCTACGACCGTATCATTATCAACAAATCGCAGAAAATCAGATAGGGTATCGTCAAGCTCTTTTGCATCTGCCAACATATCATCTGTTATGCCGGTAATCTGAGAAATAGTTTTTGACAACGGCTTGCTCGCTTTTATAAGCTGAGAAAATTCAGCAACGATTTTGTTATCACGAACACGCAAAGCACCGATTTCGATGATATTATCATTGTCCGGCGATAAGCCTGTTGTTTCGATGTCTACTATCGAGCAGTCGTTCAGTTCCTGTATATTCATTGTTGCACCTCCTATTTCAAACGCTTAATAACAACGACTGCTTACTGCAAATATGTAATCCTTCGAATAAAAAAAGAAAGGTTTTATCGGTACTTTAGTCTGCTCGTAGTTCCAACAAGCGTCAAACATTTTGTTTTCGATATCGAGTAATGAATCTACGTTAATACCTTTGCGTTGCTGTTCAGAATGTGACATCAATTGTATTTTGTCAATATCAGTACCACTAAGATACTGCCATATTTCGTATGACAAACTGGATATTCTATTTTGCACCACAACGGTAGACACATTGTACATATTACTTAGTTTTTCCGATAAATCAAAAATTGGCATTGAGTGCTCGACAAATGTTTTACTTTCATTTCTAATTATCGGAAGTATTTCTTTGTATGGCATAAGAAATTCAGCTGCACCCTCATTTGCAAGCCATTCAATATAACTATTTTGATTAGGTCTAGTATTTCCAAAACAATTCAAAGTAGTTCCAGGCTCATCAACAGTCAAAATGTGTGTTAGTTCATGAAATCCATGATAGTTTTGTTCGACAAACGACTTGTTTTCGTTTAATAGTATAACATGATTCTCATCTCTGTTTTTAGCAATTCTAACAATTCCTCGCAAATCATACGTCGAAAAAGGAAGTGTTTTTATCTTAACATTCTTAAATTTCTTACATAATTCAAAAATATCAAGAGGATAATCTGAACTAGAAATATTAAACTGGACTCTTTTTTCTGCGATTAACTTATATAGTTTTTCCTTAGTGTAGTAACTAATAATTATTCCTCCTTATTGCCCTTATCTTTAAGTTTCAAAATCATTGCAATTGCCATTTCAATATCATTAGGGTCTATTCCATTGTCTTGTGCTTTTTTTGCGAAACTAAAATAAATATTATTCACTTCATTGTTTAGATTACTATCGTCACCTATCAAATCACTAACTGAGACGCACAAAAAAGTTGCAATTTCTTTTAAGTATTTATTGTATGATCTGCTTTTTCCGTTTTTCCATGCTGAATAAGTACTTTTATCTAACCCTAGATAATCGGTGAGTTCTTTTTGTGTTTTATTTTTTTTAATAAGCAATTCTGAAATTTTATCTATTATCTCCATATTTTCACCCTCCTTTTTGTTGGGATTTAACAAAGTTGAAAAAATAACAACTTAAAGGGTTGACAATTGGAATAATATCAACTATAATATGCGTATACGGTTGATGAAATTCCAACTTTTCTTTAGTTCAAGTTTAGCTGACAGACTAAAGGAAAGTTTACAATTTTTAAACTTTGTTGATTTAATAGTAACAGTTTTATCAACTTGTGTCAATAGTATCAAACGAAATTTGTTGATTTGCTGAAAGGAGGTAGGAATATGTACGATGAATTTAGGCATTTTGCCAAAGAAAATCTTAAGAGTAAGCGGATGACATATTATAAACTTGCGAAGAAGATTGGTTTTACAGAAAGCACGATTAAATGTTTTATGTGCGGGGCAAATAACAGTCGAAAGGTTGCTGAAAAAATTGCAGATGAATTAGGAGTAAAACTAGTTTACTGTGATAAAAAGTACATACCATTTTTTAAAGATTAAAGGAGGACATACATGAACAATTTACAGATTTTCAACAACGCCCAGTTTGGCGAGATAAGGACAATTGATGAGAACGGCACAGTGCTGTTCTGTGGCTCGGACATTGCAAAGGCACTCGGGTATTCAAACACAAAAGACGCACTTGCAAGACATTGTAAAGAAGATGGGGTAGTGTTTCACGACCTCATCGACAACATGGGCAGAGAACAGCATGCAAAATTTATCAACGAGGGCAATGTCTACCGCCTGATAACGCACAGCAAGCTTCCTGCGGCTGAACAGTTTGAGAGCTGGGTGTTTGACGAGGTGTTGCCAACAATACGCAGAAACGGTGCATATATGACAGACGATACACTTGAGTATGCTCTGACGTCTCCGGACTTTCTGATACAGCTTGCAACAAAGCTCAAAGAAGAAAAAGCAAAGCGTATAGAGTTAGAAGCACAGGTTGAGCAGGACAAGCCTAAAGTGTTATTTGCAAGAGCAGTCGAAACGGCACACACATCCATACTGATAGGCGACCTTGCGAAAATCCTTAAGCAAAACGGCGTTCAGACAGGACAGAAAAGGTTATTCGAGCAGTTAAGGCAGGACGGTTATCTGATAAAGGGCGGCAATTCGCACAATATGCCCACACAGAGAGCAATGGAAATGGGATTGTTTGAAGTCAAGGAAAGCACGGTGAACAATCCGGACGGTTCGATAAGAATAAATCGTACAACAAAGGTAACCGGAAAAGGTCAGACATATTTTATAAACAAATATATGGCGGTGTAAGTGAGGTGCGTTATGTACAAAAAGACACAGTTCCCTGAGATGATGAATACGGAACAGGCGGCAAGGTACATCGGAATAGACACGGGTACCTTGCGTAAATGGGCAAGGAACGGAGATATTCCTGCTCACAAGGTAGGACCTAAGCTCTGGCGGTTTTTCAAGTCAGAGCTCGCAGAAAGGATGGAGATGAATGAAAATAGCTAAGATAATCGCCTACATACTCTCACAGCTCCTGCGGCTGTGGATAACAGCCTCTGCCGCCATGATGATGTACATACCTATGTCAGCACTGGCTTACGCAGAAAGGGGCTATAAAGCCGTAGGCGGCGAGATGTTACCCGTTGCAATAGTTGCTGTTGCGGTCTGGTACGGGCTGGGATGGCTTATGCGGGAGTGGTGCAAGGATATGATAGGAGGCGGACACGATGACAGATCTTGAGCGAATTGCCAAGGAAGCCACCGATCACGGCATGAGCTACGGCGAGTATGTTGCCTGGCAGGCAAGAGCCACAATTGAGCAACAGCAAAACTTCCGCAGAGCACGGCAGGTAGCGGAGATACGAAGAAAGAGAGGAAAGAAGAAATGAAGTATAAGGTAACAGCTACGTTTGATGCAATAAACGAGGCAATGGCGCTTGTCAATGCTCTTGTCGGTGTTGTCGATGAGGTCGAGATGATTGACGAGGAGGACGAAGACGATGTATAAATGCGAACGTTGTGACTGGACAGGCTCGGCATCAGAGCTTGGACACTACACTGAGTATCGTGGCGAGTGTCACGGTGCACCTGCGTGGGAAACATTACCGTGTTGCCCGGAGTGCGGATATGATGTTGAGAACATCAAAGAAGAGTAAAAAAAAAGAGCTCCCCGAAGGGAGCAAAGCAAATTTTACACAAGACCAGTATAACACTGGCAGGAGAAAAAGTCAATATGAGTATCAAAGAAAAACTTACAGCTGAGCTGACAGACGCAAAGCTCGGCAAGTATGAAACAGCAGTAAAGAATGCTGTGATGAAAACTATCTGCAAATTCTGCGAGCAGAATGCAGAGTTTAAACAGGCCATAGAGCAGTCAGGCAAGTCTTTTGCCGACTGCCTCAAGGCAACGGTCAAAGGTGTAGGCGCAAGTCTCGAAGATCTCGAAGTATACAAGCGTGCTGTAGCGTTTTACTTTCCCGGTGCGGATATAAAATGCACTATGACGCTTGATCTCGGTGACGGCGGATTCAGCAGCAAAACATCCACAGAAGCTGACAGCGGCAAGCTACAGCTTGATCTTGACAGCCTGCTCGACTTCTGAGGTGTGGTATGACAAGAAAAGAAGCCGAAAGCTATACAGACAATTTTCCGCCGCT